CTTTTGCTCTCCACGACAAAACTTCCGTTATTTAGCGTATTAACCACCGGCTCAACGCTGTAGAAATGTGCATCCAATGGGCTGAACAATATAACGCTTTCTTTGCCTACCCGTGGGTCTGTCACCGTTGTTGATATCGTGCTGTGCGGGATGGTGAACTGACCGACACTATTCAACTTGCCGTCAACTGTGCGGTTCAGCACTTCTGCGACTTCTCGCGTAGTGGCTGTAATCGGGTTCAGAATACGATAGTTTGTAGTGCGCGTCATCTGCGTCCTATCTCTCTGGCTTCAATCTCTAGGCCGTGAGCCTGAGACCAATGGCCTGAGAAGTTGAACCTGCTCCTGTGATATCTTCCCTCAGAGCGAAACGGCGCAAAGCCCTCCGTACTCAAGCTAGTGGAACTGCTAAATGACACAGCATCTGACGGCTGGTTCCGTGTGCCGACCTCAACGGTAACAGTGCCGTCTGTGTAATGCGGATAAACCCTTGTGACAAGACTATGCTTGCCAGAAGATATGCCAACCTCGCCGGTCTCTATTGTTGCTGGTAAAGCATCGCCAGAAAACGAATACAGCTTATTGCCTAGCGCCCCTCCGAAGAAGAACTCACCCCCGCGAAATAGTGCGCTGTCTAAATTGATATCGAGCCCATCAAGCGTTGATGAAATGTTATCTAAGTTGTCCAGCGTGTACCCGCCGGAGAAGAACGGCGCGATATAGTTAGCGTTCACGTTAGCTATGGACCACCTGCCCAGAGCGTAGTTGAATATCAATAATCTGTCGGGAGTTCCGTCAGTGCTTTCAGTGCTTGGATATGACCAAACCGCAATCTGGTTCAGCGGGTCAACTGACGCAGACATATTGTCTTTGAAGTTGCTGTTAAAGTCAGCCTCAAAGAACTTATCTATTTTCTCATTACCTATCGGCGTGGACTTGGCGCCGTCGAACATATGGAACCCATTGTCAGCCAAGAAGAAAACAAAACTACCGTAATTACAAACAGAGCCAGCCAATCGGCAACCCGTATTGCTCTCAACTTTATCGAACTGGAACACCAGAGGCAGGCCAGAATAGGTTGCTCGGAAAATAGCTCTCTCACATAAAATCGTGCAGTATTCCCCGCCGACCATTCCGGTGATAGCGCCTGAATCGATTAGGTCTTGAAAATCGCTTTGGTCAGTTCCAGATGTCCAGCTTGTTGAGTTGTTGAACCCAGACCAATACACGCGATATGGAATCCGGCCTGAGCCGGTAGCGATATTTGCGGTCCATACGAAATCACGTACCACTGCAATAAAGTCAGCTTTGGGAGGTGAACCGCCCAAGTTAGACCACGCAGTATCCGTGCCTATTTGGAACTTTTGTAGCTCCTCACCAACACCGCCCGCCGCGATAACCGTGTCACCGAACTGAACGAACCGCCACTTCTCTGCTCCGGTCAGGTCATAACCGCCAGCCTTACTGATATCATCTAGCCCGCTGTCAGTGGCATCAAACTCATATAGCTTTGTTGCGTCGCCCGCGAACAGCTTCACGTTTCCGCTGTCATCTTTGCCTGCATAAATGCCGCGAATGGTATCCGTAGCCGCGCCAGAATATGCAACAAAATTCTTGATAGGCTTATAGCCATTAAATGCAGGGATTACGTTTGTTGCGACTGTGACGCCAGCATTCATAAAATCTGGCTGGTCTGGTAGCCATTCTCCGAATTGGATTAAACTCATTGCCTTGCCCAAACCTCTGTACCCGTTGACACATTTGCCCAGACCTCTGAGCCTATTGCTACATCACTCCACACCTCAGTGCCCAGAGTAATGTCAGCCCAATCCTCGCCCAGAACCTTCATAATGGATTCGCCCTGCAAGCTGAACTGGCCCGTCGATGCCGCATTAAGTTGCGCCGAGCGGTCAGAAGTGGCTGTCACGGCAATGTCTGCTGTCATGGCCCCAAGCGTCACAAAGTTACTGCTTGAAGTCGCCGCAATGGACGCGCTGGCAGAGCCGGATACTGTTCTAACCCGTGTGCCCGCAAACGTGGCAGAGCCGACAACATTGACCAGAGCCTCAAACGGCCTGACACGGGCAAAGACCGATACAGCCGCTCCCACGCCCGAAGCCGTAGCCTCAACAGTTCTTGTACGGGCTCCCGAAGCTGACGCACTCAGTGACGCTGAAACGGACGCTGATACGGTCTTAACTCTAACAGAATCAGATGCCGCTGTTGCCGCAATGGAAGCTGTGCCGCCAGTTACTTTTACCTCAAGGGCAAGAGCATCCAGTGTGCCATAGTTCCAGCTATCAAGAGCGCCCCAGCCGTCCATGTGGTCGAGGACAGTAGCCGTCCAAGCAACCTTGTCACCCAGCGTATCAAGCGTGAATGACTGGCTGTCTAATGCTCCAGATATTCTGTCTAACGGTGCAACCGTAGCCATTCGTCAGCCCCCTAAGCGGCAGTAATATCCATGTCGCCAACAGCAACTTTTAAGATATCGCCGGATTCAATAACTTTGCTAGAAGTCAGCGCCCCGTGAATTAAAAGATTGCCGGATGTTGACGCATCGAAAATACCGAAATGGCTGACCGTGCCCCATGAGCCAGTCGCCGCTGGAAACTCGATAGCCGCATCATTAGATGCCGTGCCAGAAGATGCCGCGCCGAAGCTGGCTACCTTGCGAGCGTAACCACTGCCGGACAATTCTGTGCCGGAGTTGTCATCTACAAAGGAGCCTGTTGATAGGCCCACATAAACATTTGTCGGCATGGTATAAGCACCAGTTCCGAGAATGTGGTCGAGAATTTCATTCTCTAAATAATCTGATAATGCTGACATTTTTAGGTCTCCGCTACAGCGTTTTGTCGTGAATAAATACTTTGAATTTGCAATGAGCCCGTGCCGTAATGTGCGCGTTGCTCGTCTACTTTTACTTCCTCCATACCGCGTGTAAACTTGGCATCATACTGCGAGGCCCGTGCCTCATCCAGCAAGTAAGCATATGCCTCCGCTAGTGCGCCATACAAATACAGGTCTGGGCTACGAAGGAACAGTGTCGGGGTGGCTGTGTCTGAGATGCTTTCGAGACTGCCGATGTAAATAATTTCTGCTGTATATGCATCATCAGGAATGGGCCGGATTTTCATTTCCTTGCCGACAATGCTGAACCCCTCTGGGCGACCACCGCCGGATGAGGCGTATGAGGTATCCAGAGATGACGGGCTGTAATATGTCAGAACCTGAACGGGGTCAGTGTTTAGCTTTACTTCGCGCACTTCCCGCAGGTCGGTCGGCAGAGCTATATATTCATCGCCGCTGGTCAGCGTTGCTGTTGAACGCTTCTCCTGCTCACGGGTCTCAAGCTCGCGGCTCATGCGGCCTTCTGCAAGCTGGATAAACGTAGGTATCTGCGCTGTCAAATCCGAACGTGCCAGAAAATCTGCGATACTAGTTTTCAGTTCTGAATAGCTACCAATGCTCATACGTTACCGCCGCCTGTCCTGAATGCTCTGTTCTCGCTGTCGTTCAGCCACTGCTTCCAAGCCTTCGGATTATCAGCGGGCTTGCCAAACTTTTCTATGAGGTGAGCATACACTATATTGGGTATCTCTGCCACATGGGACATATGCTTCTGAGTTCCGCGCATTTGGCCCTTTTGCCACTCGTCATTCATGTGCTTGTTTAGCGTGATGAGACCGTCGAAATGCTGGGTCTGCTCGATGACCTCAGTGCCGTCTGCATTCTGGTGCAGGTATAATTCTTTGCCCGTAATGGGGTCTATACTTAACACTCTTTTCATATTGTCCTCCTGATGAGTAGAGGGGGCAGTTGCCCGCCCCCTCAATGCTATTAAAGACCGGTAAGGTCTAGAATCATCGCATGTGCTTCGGGTGCCTGAACCTTCAGAGCCCACTCAGTGATTAGCTGAGTTTTCTCTGCATCACCAGTAGCCGCAATTTCTTTCTCAGCGAAATTACGTCCGTTCAGTGTGCAAATTGACGCGAAGTCTGGGTCAATCAAGAAGATACGGTCATTGCCGAGGAATCTTGACGGCACCACATCCAATGTCCCGAAGTCTGTTAAAAACACGCTAGTGCTTCCAACATAGGTCGTTGCCTTTGCCGCAGTCATGTTCACATCGTTTGACACTAGATTGCCAGATGCTGACAGGTCAGAGAAGTTTGCACGGTTAGCCGCAGATGCAACAAGCAACTTTGGGTTTCCGCCGTCTGTCCATGCATCCTGCATGCCGTCTTCAATCAGAGCCAGTGTCAGAGCGCGGTTTGTGCCACCTGTCACTGTATCTGTGCCGTCACCTGTTGCAAACGCACCAGCGTCTGCCCCGACTGAGCCGTTTGTAATCCAGCATGAGAGAGACGCTGATTTGCGTGGCTCAGAAGCTGAACGTGCAACGTCTGTGTCGCCAATCATATTTTCGATATCGCGGCGTAGCTCTAAAGATTTTAGAACTTTTTGGTAATTTAGTTCTTTATCTCGGCCTGCTTTATCGACCACATCCAAAGTACCAGAAACAGCCACAGATTTTGTAGATATCTGATGGTAATTTCCAAGTCTGACGGTGGCGGTGGGCGTTCCGAAACTCGCATCAGCTCCTTCACTGGCATAATTAGTTGACGCCGCAGATAAATTTTGGACCTGCCATTCAGTAAAGATGCCGTTGCTTGTTTCTTTTTTCAGTGCTGAAAAAATTGGCGTTTCGTCGGGATCAATTCGGTAAATTACATCGGCGAGCTGTTCACGCTCACCTTTTGCGAGTGTAGTGGTAAAAGTAGCCATTTTGGCCTCCTAAAAGTTAATTACCCATAAGGTATGATACAGCGGCATCAACGGAACGCTCTTTATTGAGACGGTCCAGCCCCTGCTTACGTTGACGACTTGCAACTTGTGCCTTGCTCTTAGGCTGTCCTGCCTTAGCCATTTTAGGTGCGCTCTTTACTTTTTTCTTCGCGGCGGGCGTCTTCTTCTGAAGGTTGTCCCATTGCCACGCTTTATAAAGTAACTCAATAGCACGGGCATCAGATGCCTGTGATACCTCTTCCTGAGAAAACCCGCGAGACTGAGCGTACTTAATAACTTCCTGACGCTCGTTGTTTCGTGTGTCCTCATTGGACCAAGACGGAATGCGGTCAAGCATCTCGCCTCGTTGAGCTTCCAAGTGCTGTTGTCTGAACACCTGTTGCTCTTGCGCTTGCTCCTGCTGAATGCGTTGTCTCTCAGCTTCAACGTGACGAGCTTGTTCTTTTTGCTGGTCCAGTTGTGCCTTGTAGACAATTAAGTCTTCAGCCGGATATTCCTTGGCTAATGCCGCCCAATCAGGTTCCTGCTCAGGAATTGCCTGCTGGAGTTGCCCTTGAACTTGTTCAAGTTGCTGTGCGTACATATCCCTCATTTGCTTCACTTGCTCGGCCTCTTGTTCAAAGGCTTTACGTTGCTCTGCGAGTTCCATGCTACGC